GCCTTTTTTATTGCCTGAAATCTGAGAAAAACGATGAAAGCAACTGAACGGTTGGCATTTGACCGCGCCTCCGTGCGCAAACTCGATGATGTCGGCAGGCTTCAGGTGGCGGTTAGCAACATCAGTAAGGCGAATGTCTGCCCCTACTACGGGCGAGAGATTCCTGGGTGGGAAGAGTTAGGCCTTGATCCTGACAAAATCTACCGGCTTTACCGCGACCCGGAAGAACTAAAGAAAGCCGCCCACACATTCAACAATATCCCCATTCTCTGCATTCACACCCCCGACTTCCCCGGCGACCCGCCGCGAGAATATCGGGTGGGTTCAACACATTCGAGCGCCGCATTTAACGGCAAGTACCTGACCAACGGCCTGTCGATCTGGGACAACTCAGCCATCGCAGGTATCGAGACTGAAGAGCAGAAAGAATTGTCGTCGTCGTATCAATACGTCGCCGATATGACCCCCGGCGAATCACCAGACGGCGAAGCATATGACGGCGTCATGCGTGACATTGTCGGAAATCACGTTGCACTGGTCGAAACCGGCCGCGCAGGTCCCGACGTCGTAGTCGGGGATTCACTCCCACTGGAGCTTAAATACATGAAGTTAGACCGCAAAGGCGTCGCCATCCGTGCCGCGCTGGGAGCGTATCTGAAGCCGCGTCTGGCTCAGGATGCCGCACCCAAAGAACTCACCGCCATCCTGAACGCACACAAATCGCCTGTGTCGATCGCAAAGGCAGTGGCGAAACTCTGCAAGCCGCGTCTCGCAGCTGACATGGAAATCGAACCGGAAGAGCTGGTCGAAATCATTGAAGCATCCGAACAGACCGTCGAGCCGGAAGAAGAAGTGAAAGTCGCCGGCGACAGCGACGAAGAGGCCATCATCTCTTTGCTGCGTGAAGCAGGTGTATCAGAAGAAATCATTGCCAAAATTGCTGCGTCTCTCGCACCTGCTGCTGCGATGGATGAAGACAGCGAAGATAAAGACGACAAAAAAGAGAAAGACAAAGTGGACAAACCTGCAATGGACGCCGCGATCCGACTGGCTGCCGATGCAGCTACTAAAAAAGCCGCGGAAAACTTCCGCGCCGTACGTGAAGCAGAGCAGGCTGTGCGCCCGCTGATTGGCGACGTGGTAGCAATGGACTCCGCTGAAGATGTCTATCGCACTGCTCTTGAGCAGGCTGGCGTGGATATCGAAGGCGTTCACCCTTCCGCATTCCCGTCACTCGTCAAAATGGCTATCAGCCAGAAAGACAACAAGCGCCCTGTAATTGCGCAGGATTCCGACTCTATCAGCGAATTCGAGAAAGCCTTCCCGACCGCTGGCAAACTCAAACGAGGGTTCTAAGATGCCTGGATTTCAGAGTGTAATTAATCAATATCCGGCCCCTGGCGTCGAAGGTGGATTTGCAAGTACCAACCCTCACGCTACCTTCCTGGCTGGCGAAGCTGCGCTGGTAGCAGGCACTGGCGGCCTCACTATCGGTCGCTTTGCGTGGGCAGTTAGCGGCGTCGCCACCAACACTGGCACCGGCGCTCCATCAGGCTTCGTTCATCGTGACGGCCAGGCGGCAATCACTGAATGGCTCGGCGCTTCCTCCAATGTAATTCAGGCGGGTCGTGAAGTGACTCTGATGGTCGCTGGAGACTTCTGGGCTCGCACCGCCACCGCTGCAACTCGCGGTCAGAAAATCTTCGCTGTACTGGCTGACGGCACAATCAAAACCGGCGCGGCAGGAGCCACCATTTCCGGCGCAGTCGAAACGCCTTTCTATGCTGGTAGCGCTTGCGATGCAGGCGAACTGGTCAAAATCAGCACCTGGAGCAAGTAATGAACGAATTTCAGAAACACTATGCCGCAGCAAGCGGTAAATACGGCATCGTGCTGCCGGGCGCGAAAGAATACCTGAAGCCAGAGTTTGCGGAGAACTTCTCCCTGGCGATGGATGCGCAGCCGACCATGGTTACCACTGGTAGCGCAGGTATCCCGGCGTACTTTACCAACTATGTTGACCCGGAGCTGATCCGCATTCTGGTCACCCCGATGAAGGCAGCGCAAATCATCGGTGAAGTGAAAAAGGGCGACTGGACCACGCTGACCGCGCAGTTCCCGGTTGTGGAAAGTGCTGGCGAAACCAGCTCGTATGGTGACTTCAATAACAACGGCATGACCGCTGCGAACGTCAACTGGGTGCCGCGCCAGTCCTACCACTACCAGACCCACACCCGCTGGGGTGAGCGTGAGCTGGATATGTACGGCGCAGCGCGGATCGGCTATGCAGCTGAGCTCAACGTGGCTTCAGCTCTGGTGCTGAACAAGTTCCAGAACAAGTCGTACTTCTACGGCATTCAGGGACTGCAGAACTACGGCCTGCTGAATGACCCGTCTCTGCCTGCACCTATCACGCCGAATGCAACCGGCGCGGGTGGCGCTGTGACATGGTCATCCAAAGACGGTCAGGCCGTATACGACGATATCGCCAAGCTTTACGGCCAACTGGTATCGCAGACCAAAGGCCTCATTGAGCGCGATTCCCCGATGACGCTGGCGATGTCGCCGACGGCGGAAGTGAATCTGACCAAGACCAATATGTACAACGTGAATGTGTCGGATCTGCTTAAGAAAAACTTCCCCAACCTGCGCATCGAAACGGCGGTCGAGTACTCCACTGACGCTGGCGAGATGGTGCAGCTGATTGCTGACAAACTCGGCGAGACAGACACCGCTTACGCCGCATTCACCGAAAAAATGCGCGCGCATGCTGTAGTGGTCGAAGAGTCCAGCTGGAAGCAGAAAAAATCAGGCGGCACCTGGGGTGCAATCATTCGTCAACCTCTGGCTATCGCCAGCATGATCGGGGTGTAAAACATGGCAGAAACTATCGTTGTAGGCTGCAAACTTCCTAACGGCCTGGTTGTTGAGCAGGAAGGCTACACCGTAACGCTGAACGGCGCTAACTCTTCAAATGTCGTTGGCGGTTACGGCCTCACTGAGGGTGTCGACAAAGACGCCTTTGAAAAGTGGCTGGAAGCTCACAAAAACCAGCCATATGTCAAAAACGAGCTGGTATTCGCGCAGGCTAAAGCGAATAGCGCGCAATCAAAAGCTACCGAAAACGCCAGCGTCAAGTCTGGTCTGGAAGGTCTGCCGCAGGACAAGCCTGCACCGGGCATCGAGAAAGCGGACGGTAAATAATCATGGCGATCGTTGTTTTCGACATTGAAGCATTCCGCGAGCGTTATCCGGAATTCAACTCGGTAAGTGACGCGCTGCTGAATGCGTATTTCGTTGAGGCAACGGTCTACCTTGATAACACAGATTGCAGCCCCGTACAGGATGATGCTGTGCGGGCTGTTTATCTGAACATGCTCGTCGCTCACATTGCAGCTCTCAATTCTGGGGTAGGTGGGCAGAAGCCATCCGGCCTGGTAGGTCGAATTTCAAGTGCATCTGAGGGTTCTGTATCGGTATCCACCGGCGATGTTCCTGTTAGTCAGTCATCCTGGTGGTATCTGCAAACGCCATATGGCGCTGCTTACTGGAATGCAACTGCTCAGTACCGCACATTCAAATATGTTCCGGGATCCTCCCCGTCACTTTATCCCGGACATTATTACCGCAGGCCAGTTACCCGGAGGTGAGCATGACCACGTTTAGTGGTGGCGCGGCATTAGAGGCGAAACTTGCTGAACTGGCAGAAAAGCTTGGCGATGGGAAAACACTGAGGGTGGGATTCCTTGAAGGGGCTGCATACCCTGACGGACAATCTGTCCCAATGGTTGCCGCAGCCAACGAATATGGCGACCCGGCAATGAACAGGCCTCCTCGTCCATTTTTCAGAAACATGATCGCCGAAAAGTCACCAGAATGGCCGCAGGATATTGCGAAGATAGCCGAGGCAACAGGCTATGAAGCGGAAACGATGCTTGGACTGATGGGTGAACATATTAAAGGCCAGTTGCAGGGCTCAATCAGAGATTTGATGGAGCCTGCGCTATCTCCAGTAACGATCGCCAAAAAGGGCTTCTCTAAGCCACTCATTGAAACTTCCCACATGCTAAACAGCGTCGATTACGACATTAAGGATGGCGTATGAACCTGAGAGGCATAGCCAATAGCGCCACGAAGACAATAAACCCCAACGTAAATGGCGTGTTCCGGATTAACACCGGATTCACTACGTTACCTGGTGGAAAGCGAGAGCAGACGTACAGCAACGTTGATGTTGAAGTCCAGATGCAGGAGCTATCGTCCACCGACCTGAGACAGGTTGATGCCATCAACATTCAGGGCATCCTGAAAAGTGCGTATCTGAATGGGAACTTCAACGGAGTGAATCGACCGGATCAAAAAGGTGGCGACATTCTCGTTGTGAACGGTCAACAGTGGTTGGTGGTGAAGGTTCCTGAGTTATGGCCTGACTGGTGCCGAGTGATTGTTAACCTGCAGAGGTCGCCATGACAGCCACAGTAGACATCACCGAGCTAGACCTGCGTATTGCTCTGCAGGCATTTCTGATGGATATCACCGGTCTCACCATCGACAACGTGCTGGTAGGTCAGCAGAACCTGACGCCTATGCCGCTCCGTGACTTCATCATCATGACACCGCTGAAGCAGATAGGGCTGTCTACCAACCGCGTCAAATACGACGACAACGGCGTTTACGGAGAAGGGAAGCAGCTAAACCAGCGCAGCACACAATGGCCTTGTCAGATTGACTGCTACGGCGAGAACGCAGCTGATAACGCTTCAATCATCGGTACGCTAATCCGCTCAGACTTTGCCTGTGAATGGTTCCGACAAAACGGCAATGTCATTACACCTCTTTACTGCTCAGACCCTCATCAGACCACGATGATAAACGGCGAGCAACAATACGAAGGACGCTGGACGATGGAATTCATCGGGCAATTCAACCCGTCTGTTACCACACGGCAGGACTTCATGGACAGCATTACAGTCGGCGTTATTGCCGCAGATCTAAAATACCCACCGGAGAGTGCATAAATGGCAATCCCATTACGCAAAGATATTCAAATCAATCCTGGAGTGCTGCCAGCGGGCGGTTCAGCGCTTGATCTGAATGGCCTTATCCTTACCGACAGCGCTTACGCTCCGGTGGGGAGTGTTATCACATTCACGAACAAAGAAGATGTAGCAGCCTATTTCGGCAGTGCATCTGCTGAATTCAGCATGGCTGAAGTGTATTTTCAGGGCTACGACAATTCCACCAAAACCCCAGGCGCGTTGCTATTTGCACGGTTTAACCCGGAAGCAGCTGCAGCATGGTTACGCTCAGGTTCAATGGCGGCAGTAACGTTAGACCAGCTCAAACTGCTGAGCGGGGTACTTACACTGACCGTTGACGGAACGGCGGTAACTTCAGCCAGCATCGACCTGAGCACAGCAACAAGCTTTGCCATGGCTGCCGACCTGATTGAGACAGGTATCGGCTCTAGCGTAACTGTAGAGTACGACACCACTCAAAAGCGCTTCATCATCACCAGCGCGTCCGATGGCGCAGCGAGCACTATTACCTACGCCACTGGCACATTATCTGCTGGCCTGAAACTTACAGCCGCAACCGGCGCTCAGTTGTCACAGGGCGCAGATGCAGCGGTAGTGACCTCGGCAATGCAGTCAGTGCTGGATAGCTCTCAAAATTGGGCAATCTTCACTACATCTTTTAAGCCGACCGAACAGGAAGCGCTGGACTTCTCCGCCTGGGTTAATGGGCAGAATTATCGGTTCGGCTACGTGCCGTTCACGCTGGAAGAATCCGCGCTGGTATCTGGCTCAACTGATACGCTGGCGTACAAAATCATCAGCACTTACAACTACTCAAACGTCGTTCCGGTGTTCGGGGATCAGGCTCATGCAGCGAGCGTTATTGGCTATGCCGCATCTCTTGACTTCGACCGTCAGGAAGGCCGCGTACCATTCAAGTTCCGCTCTCTCGGTGGCCTGCTGCCGGAAGTGACCACATCAGCAAATTACGATGCTCTGATTGCCAACGGTTACAACTTCTACGGCGCGTACACGGCGAATAACTACGATACTCGCTACTGGGCTGATGGCACCATCACTGGTGACTTCAAGTGGTTTGACTCCTTCTGCTTCCAGATTTGGCTGAATGCCAACCTGATGCAGGATGCTATCGAGCTGTTCCAGTCTAACCGCAGCATTCCTTACAACGCACGCGGCAAGGCGATCATCGAGGCGTCATTCTCCGACACGCTGAATCAGGGAATCACCTTTGGTTGCATCCGAACCGGTGTAACTCTGTCCGGCTCTCAGATTTCAGAGATTCAGAACGCAGTGGGCGCTGACATCTCTCCATCGCTGATTGCTAAGGGCTACTACCTGTATATCGCAGACGCCGCTCCTACGCAGCGTCAGGAGCGCACAAGCCCGAGCATGACACTGTGGTACTGCGACGGTGGTTGCGTACAGAAAATCACTCTCGCCAGCATTGAGGTGCAATAAATGTCCAACACGATTACTTCAGCTGATTCCATTTTTGCCCTCACCGTCACCAACCTATTCCCGAGCGCTCAGACGCTGGAAGGTTATGCAGCTGACGCGATGTTCGCGCTGGGCGATACAGAAATGGCAGTTTCCGTCCGTGGCGCTGATGGCAAGCTCTCTGGCGGTTTCGTTTTCGGTGAGTATCTGCAGACGATCACAATCATGCCGGACAGCCCATCTCGTGAGCTGTTCGAAACCTGGCAACTGACGTCTCTGACCTCAAAAGCTGTATTCCGCTGCAACGCAACAATTATCCTCCCGGCGATTAGTCGCAAGTTCACACTGACCAATGGCATTCTGCAGCGCGTTAAGGCCATTCCGGATGCGCAGCGTGTACTGCAGGCTATGACGTTCCAAATTAACTGGGAATCCGTGGTTGGCGAAGCGTACAACCCATAAGGACTAACATGGCACGCAAAGAGATTTACTACACCGTCGAAGATAAAGGACGTGACAATGGGAAGGTTTTCTACATTCGCGAAATGTCTGCTACTCAGGCTGAGTGGTGGGCAATTCGTGCCGGACTGGCAATGGCTAAAAATGGCGTTAATCTTCCGGATAACTTTTCAGATATGGGTATGGCAGGTATGGCGAAAGTCGGCCTCGAAATGGTGGCTAAAATCCCTCCAGAGGATGCACGGCCTCTCCTGGACGAGCTGATGAAGTGTGTTCAGGCCGTTCCAGATCCAGCCAATCAGAGCGTTAAGCGAAATCTGATTGATGATGACACTGAAGAGATTATGACTCGCCTGAAACTTCGCAGCGAAGTCTTCAAGCTGCATGTTGATTTTTTCACAGCCACCGCCAGTTAGACATCCCTCCGGTAATGGGCCCGCAAATCGCTGGCCTTGCCGAGTACACCAACGTGCCAAAAACAATAGCCACGGTCATGTCATCGGGTAAATGCTCGCTGACGGAGCTAAGCACGACACTTGGTGTGCAGGATTTATGGTGGTGGCTGGAAATTATCACCATTGATAATTACAACCAAATGGTAATCGACAGAGCAAGTGAGGCCTGGTAATGGCAACAGTTATAGATGCCCTGGTTGTCACTCTGGGCCTTGATTCCTCTGGATTCAAAAAGGGCAAGAAAGAGGTCTTAGAAGGATTAGACCAAACTAAGAAGCATGCAGAGTCAACGGCAAAGGACATGGAGGCTTATGGCAAGAAAGCCTCTTCATTCTTTACCAGTATTGGGAAGAGCATGCTGGCACTGGCAGGAATAGCTCTGAGTGCCAATGGGGTTAAAAACTTCATCACCGACACGACTAAATCTCTGGTTGATTTGGGCGTCCAGTCCTCTGCCATAGACACATCGGCCAAGGCTCTTGATGGTTGGGTAAAGTCAGCTGACGCAGTTGGGTCTTCTGCTGCGTCAATGAGCTCTAACCTCCAGAAATTCCAGAGTTCAATATCTCAATTTAATTCTGGGTTTGGTGCTGACGATACGCTCAACACCCTCTTTGCCTTCAGCGCCCAGACCGGAACCAAGTTCGATACCACCCAGAATGCAAGCCAAATCATGCAGTACCTGGCTGAAAACTGGAACAAGCTTAATAAAAACCAGCAGCGCATGTATGGGCAGAGGCTTGGTTTCGATAATGCAACAGTGCAGGCTCTCTCTAGCGGACGGCTTCTGGACTTACAGAAGTCATTCGAAGGAACGTCCAAACAAACTGATGCGCTGACAGACAAAGCCAGGCGTTTAAATGAGCAGTTCGTCAGAGTCAGGCAATCGTGGGAGTCCACCTCGCTTACTCTGTATGAAAAACTTCTGCCAGCAGTATGGAAAATTCTTGACGCACTCAATTCAATGAGCGCGTGGGTAGAAAGGCACGGGCCTGAGATTAACGCCTCATTCGATGAGCTAGGTAAGACATTCTCAATACTTTGGAAGGATGTCACAGACGTCTCTAAAGCTATAGGTGATCTGCTTAGCATCGATACGAAAAACTGGACGTTATCTGGCGACATAAAAAATCTCAATCAAAACCTTGATGAGGGACGTCAGACCGTCGAGCTGATTATCGACGCCTTCAAAAGCCTCTTTAATTTAGATTTCTCAACATTTGGTGACAAAGTTAACTCCCTGTTCAAGATGGGAGGCGGTGAGGATGCTCTTCCATCCGTAACGGATAGCGCAAACTCTGCGGCAGACTGGATAAAGGATAAAACCGGCTTTGACACCCGCAGTGTTGGCAAATGGTTGGGAGAAAAAGCTGAGGGGCTGAGAAACCTTTTCTCAGGTGAAACATCTCGCCTTGAGAAGCAATACGGTCTTCCTGAGGGGCTTCTGGATGCACAGGTAACCCAAGAGTCAGGCTGGAATCCATACGCCGTATCAAGTGCAGGCGCGAAGGGGTTAATGCAGTTCATGCCTGGTACCGCCAAAGACTTCGGTATTCATGGGAAAGAATTCGACCCAATGAAGTCTCTGGAAGCTGGTGCCAAATATATGGGCTCGCTTCTCCAGAGATATGGTGGCGATCTGCAGAAAGCCCTGACTGCTTATAACTGGGGAATGGGCAACCTTGAGAAGAAGGGGATGGCAAATGCCCCTGAAGAGGCAAGAAACTATGCGCCTCAGATTATCTCAAGAATGCAGGCATCACAGCGCTACTCATATCAGGCTGGTTCGGCGTCAGGTGGTGGCGGGACAAATATCACATTCCAAAACACCACCATCAAAACAGAGTCAAGAACCCTGGATAGCCTGGCGAAAGAGGCCGCGAATAAAGGCATGGCTCAGAGCAGCCTTACTCAAACCTTTCTCACGGGGCAAAACAGCTAATGTTTAGTTTAAACGAAACAACGCTCCTCAGTGCGATCAACAGCGGCAATATCTTCTCCATAATCAACAGTACCCTTTCGCCTGGTTACGGGATTTTCCTGAAGTCAGGCTTAAGGGCATTGTCTCCGTCCTCGTTCCTTGGGATTGAGTATGGAGCAGATGCTTCAGTGGTTTCCGCGCCAATTGAAGAGGGGTCATATACCAGTTTTAACAAGGTTAAGCGCCCGGCCATCATCAGGGTTTTGTTTAATCTTGAAGGATGGACAGGTTTTAGTGGAAGCATACCAAACCTCACCAATTTTACGCTGACAAGCCGCTCGGACATGCTGGCTGCACTGGATGCGATGGTGGATGACACTCAGCTTTACGATATAGAGACGCCAGACACCACCTACGAGGACTATGACCTGGTTCGATACAATTACCGTACATCAGAACGTGACGTCACATTGTTGACTGTAGAGGCCATATTTCAGGCAGTTCTTCAGGAAGCTGAGGTAGGGCTGTCTAACACAACAGCAAACAACCAGCCATCTCAGAATGCCATATCAAAGGGCGGAGCAGTTGACGCCAGGCAGGTTAACGCCAACGCATCAGAGAGCACTCTCGATGATGTGAAGGGCGCTCTTACAGGCCTTAAGCAGTCATTAAGTAGCGCGGCGGTGACCGTTGCAACATCGGTAGGCAATGCCGTAACGAATGTCACAGCAGGAGCTACCAGCGCCATAAATGGTGCAGCCACTTCAGCTATTAACAATCTTTCAACGACAGTTGACGAACTGGTGAAGGGGTTATCCTGATGCAGACGATATCGCTTCAACCGGTTAAGGGGCAGACATTACAGGTTTCACTCGGCGGTCAGCGTGTAACTCTAAGAATTAATCAGAGAAGCACCGGCATGTTTATCGATGTGGCGTTAAGTGGGGTCTGGATAGCTCAGGGGGTGCTTTGCCTGAACTGCAATAAGATCATCAGATACCCGTACCTGAAGTTTAAGGGAGAGCTGTTCTTTGCAGACACAAAAGGTGACTCAGACCCTGTTTATGATGAGCTAGGTTCACGCTTCAAACTGTTCTATGCCACAGAAGAAGAGATGAGCAATGTCCTATAAAAAGCGCAACATTAAAATTCAGTTCACTCTTACGGACCAGGTATTTGATGGCTCTCAGGGGCCATCGCAGGACAACGTTCTCACCATAGAAAACGCCAAAGCTATCGTTGAATACAACGGCTACGGTGGTTCTGCGCTTACCACATTGTCATGCCGGGTTTATGGCCTGAGCCTGAGTAATATGGCGAAGCTAAGTTATGCGGGAAACCTGAGAGGCCCAACGAAGAATAACTACATGAAGGTCTGGGCACAGGATGAGCTTATCTTTGTGGGGACGATAACATTTGCCACAACCGACTTTAATGAGGCTCCAGACGCCCCACTGGTTATTGAGGCTCATGCGTTAGGTGCTGAAAGGTCGCTTCCATCCCAGCCATTCTCTGTAGAGGGAAGTGTTGATGTTATCGATGCGATCAGGTCAATCGCCGACCCTCTTGGGATTATGGTTTCCGTGCTTGAGGACATCAAATTTCCACTCAGCAATCCCCATGTAGTAGGCGACCCGGTAAGCCAGATTATTCAATTGGCGAAGTCCGCAAATCTGAATATTGACTGTAGTACGGGAATTATTCGCATATGGTCAATTAACGGTTCGTGGGATGACGTTGTTCCTTTTGTTTCCAAAGAGCATGGCCTGATTGGCTATCCGACATGGACAAGAGACGGACTCTATCTCACAACAATGTTCTCATCAAACCTCATCGCGCCAAGAAAGATGAAGCTAGAAACAGACCTTCCTGGCGCTTCCGGGATGTATACCATAAATACTGTAAGGCACATCATCTCGGCTTGGGTGGAAGGCGGTCCGTGGTTTTCATTTGTCGTAGCGAACCAGGAGGCGGAGCTGTAAATGACAAAGAAAGGTGAATTTTCCTTTAAGCCTCAGGATGTAAACTGCGAGGCGAACATTAACGAATTTATTTTCAATTCGTTAATGTCACGAAACGCCTTCATCCAGCTCGTGATTGTTAACAAGGTAAAGGATGGGCCACTTCTCGACGTCACACCTCTGGTAAGTGGATTTACCGCCGATGGTTCAAGAAATGGCAATACACCGGTTTTTAATATTCCTGTATGGCGACTTCAGCGCGGTGCAAGCGCGGTGATTATGGATCCAGTGGAAGGTGATATAGGCCTCATGCTCTGCTGCGACAGAGACATTACCAACGTCAGAAAGGAGAAGAAAGAATCCCTCCCGGCGTCTCTTCGCGTACACAATAAATCAGATGGAATCTATCTCGGTGGGGTACTTAATGCAGAGCCAAGTCAGTATGTGAAGTTTGCCAACGACGGGATTGATATCGTATCGCCCCTGGTTGTTCAGGTTAATGGGAACACGGTCGTTGTTAATGCTGACGACAAAATATCTCTAAATGCCCCCGTCATTGAGGCAAACGGCCAGCTTACTCAGGGCTCAGGAAGTTTCGGTGGTGACGCGACATTCGGAGGCACGATTACCGCTTCCGGCGAAGTCACAGGAAACGGCATCCATCTCAGTGCGCACAAACACGGTGGAGTGGAAACTGGCGGAGGCCAGACAAGCACGCCAACAAATTAACCCGCTTCGGCGGGTTTTTTATTGCCTGGAGTTTACATGCTCACCAAATCACTGCTTTTGACTGACCAGTGGGATATCACGCTAGACGACAGTGGAAGCATTGCTATTACCGCCAATCCTTACGCAGTAGCGCAGGACGTAGCGTGCGCGTGCTCAACATTCCTCGGTGAGCCCTGGTATGACACCACGCTGGGGATTCCGTATTACGAGCGCATTCTCGGTCACTGGCCGGGAACGCAGCTCATTAATACCAAGATGGCTACTGAAGCCAAAAAGCTCCCATACGTTCAGTCAGCATTCTGCACCACAACGGTTGGCAAAGCAGACCGTCTTGCATCTGGTGTCATGACCATAACAGACACGAACAACGTTCAGACCACAATCCAATTCTGAGGTAAAAAATGGCTGAAGTAACAGTAAGCACAGCCGTCCCCTCTGTCACGTTTTCCGCTACCGGCATTGCCGTTCCTGATGAGATAGACATTCTCAACGGGCGATTAACTGACCTTGATACCGCCATGGGCGGAGGGATGAGTAAGAGCCTGACAACTCCGCAGGGACAGATTGCCATGAGCGACACGGCCATCATCGGAGACAAGAACGACAATTTGGCATGGCTGGTAAACCAGATTAACCCTGACTTTGCTGAAGGTCGCATGCAGGACGCGATCGGGCAGATTTATTTCATTGACCGTATCGCTGCTATTGGCACAACTGTAACAGCAACCTGCACCGGGCTTGTAGGAACAGTTATCCCGGCAAACAGCATTGCGCAGGACTCCAGTGGTTACCTTTATTTCTCTCTGGCTGATGCGGTTATCCCGGCTTCTGGTTCAGTGGATGTCGTTTTTCAGAACCAGACCACGGGGCCGATTGCATGTCCTATAGGCGCGCTGAATACAATTTATCGTGCTATTCAGGGCTGGTCAGGCATTACCAATGCCACTGCCGGCGTGCTGGGTAATGACGTTGAGAGTCGAGCAAACTTTGAATATCGCCGAAAGCAGTCGGTTGCAGGAAACTCAAATAACCAGCTTGGGGCCGTGTATGCAAACGTGCTGGCTGTCGGCGGGGTTACTGATGCTTACGTGACTCAGAATAACACCAGTCTGACGGTAACAAAGGGGGCCACTAACGTATCACTGGAGCCGCATTCACTGTATGTATGCGTGTACGGTGGCGCTTCTGCTGATATCGCAAAGGCGATCTGGCAAAAACTTCCCCCTGGCCCGTCAATGGTTGGCAACACCACATACACAGTTGTGGACGATGTTAACTATGTTCAGCCATACCCTGAATACGAAATTAAGTGGCAAACACCATCAGCAGTAAGTGTTTATTTCAAAGTAGAACTGGCAAATAACAATGCGCTGCCAGGTGATATCGTAAGCATAGTTAGGGCCGCCATCCTTAGCTCTTTCAATGGCGAGGATGGCGGAACAAGAGCCCGCATAGGGTCAACTATATACGCTGGTCGTTACTATGCGGGCGTACAGGCTATTGATACCGATAACGTTGATATATTCAGTATCACTATCAGCCGTGACGGAACCACCTACCAAACATCAGCATCTTTCGGCATTGATGAAGTGCCGACACTGGATGCATCTAACATCTCGGTGACACTGGCATGATAAACGTCGCGGATACCATCCTGACGCAATATGCCGACAGCCCGAAACTTAAATCCCTGATTTACTCGTTCAATAAAGCCGTAGGTATAGAAGACTTTCTTGATGATTTCTATGACGTGATATGGAACATCCAGACAGCAGACACCTACGGCCTTGATGTGTGGGGAAAAATCGTGGTTGTCAGCAGGCAGCTGACGGTGACAGAGAACAAGATTTACTTTGGCTTTAATGAGGCGTCATCATCCCCTGTTCTTGTTGATGACCCACAGCCCTTTAACCAGGCTCCTTTCTATTCCGGCGAGCTATTAACTTCAACCGTAACCCTCACTAATGACGTTTACCGCAAGCTAATCATGATGAAAGCGGCGGCAAATATCTCAGATTGCACCATTCCAAACCTGAATAGGTTGCTGATGTTTATGTTCGGCGAAAGTGGCAAATGCTACGTCAGAAACGATGGTGAGATGGTTATGAGCTACGTCTTCGAATTCCAGCTCTCCACCGCAGAACTCGCCATCGTTCAAAGCTCAGGTGCGCTTCCCGCCCCTATAGGGGTAACAGTCAATATCGTTCAGCAGGTATGACATGAACTCTTCTGATATTCCTTCAAGAATTACTAAAGCATTTGGAGTGAACGGCCTGAAAAATGCCATTCCTGTTGATTCAAGCGCTGCCACCGATAACGGTGGGGTTGCCACCTTTGATAAGGGGTTCCCACCCATCACCATGCAGCCACTTAGCGCAGGAGGAATTCCACCATCAGGCAAGGATATGAATGGAGTTCTTTATTCTGCGACGCTTCAACAGCAGTGGCAGAACGCAGGAATGACCTACCCATTCAGTCAGGACTTCTCAGATGCGATAAGCGGATATCCAAAAGGTGCCATTGTTCCCAGCTCAGTTTATACGGGGCAGTGGTTAAATCTCAACGAGGCCAATGGGACGCCACCTGAATCGTCTACTGGTGCAAGCACCGGATGGGTACCAATAAACAACTATGGAATTACCCAAATCACGATGACCACCGGCAGCGTCGTTATGTCATCACTTCAGGCCGCAAAAGACAGAATAATTATCAGCGGCACACTGACTGCAAACGTGAACCTTATTTTTCCCGCGTGGATTAAATCATGGGTGGTTCATAACAACTGTACGGGTAATTTTACGGTCACCTGTCGAACCGCTTCAGGCTCTGGTGTGGTGGTAATACCCGGGCTTGTTTCCCGTATATTCTGCGACGGCGTGAATATCAGCGATGAAACTTACAACCCCAACAATGACATGGTAGGGATGGTCGCTGCATTTGCAGCAAACGCAGCGCCAACAGGATGGCTGGCAGCAGATGGTGGACTGATTAGCAGGGTTACTTATGCGCGCCTGTTCTCTAGGATTGGGACAACCTTTGGTGCTGGGGATGGAAGTACAACCTTCGCCCTTCCTGACATGCGTGGTGAGTTTGTTCGTGGATGGGATAACGGAAGAGGCGTTGATGTAGGTCGAGCATTTGGGACTTGGCAAAAGGGCTCAGTCGTAGTGGGCGATGATGGGGTTGCTGGCGTAAACGTCGCCTCGTCAAATTCACCTGATAAATCAAGCCTTGGTCTAGATCCGGGTGGCAGCGAAACTTATCCGATATCCATCGCACCAGGCGCCAATAACCAATTGGGTAATCAATATTTCGGTTATTCAAGGCCTCGTAACTACGCCCTCCTGTATTGCATAAAATTCTAAGGTAAATATATGTCATTCATTGATACTGCCAGCGCAAAAAAATATGCATCTATTTCTGAGGCTGCCGCCGCACAGGCAAAATTATATGCCAACCAGTTAGAGAGCGCTCCTGACTATGCTGAGCAAGCCGCCAATGCTGCTGATGCCGCAGCAGCATCGGCGCAAGCGGCAATTTCAGCTGAGTTTGTGATTAACAATCTGGCTATATCAGCCAGTGAGTCAGCAACAAGCGCAGCTGCATCAGCGGCTGAAGCGGGAAATGCCGCCTCCGCTGCTATTGGTCAGTGCGTGAGAGTTCCGGAAGGAGAGCTTATTCCAGCTCTGCCTGGTATAAGTGAGAGGAATAATGCATTTTTAGTATTTGGTTCATCAGGAGATGCTGAATTACTAAAAATGGATGATGTTCCAATTTTGGATGGAATTGGGAAAATCCCAGTTTCAATGATACCGGCAATAGCTCTTTCTGAAATATTCGTTGTCAGTAGCCAGTCCGAAATGCTGGCTCTTGATGTTCAGGAAGGGGATATTGCAAAAAGAACAGATCTTGGTTATTCATTTATTCTTGCGGCGGAACCAGCAAGTGCTCTTTCAAACTGGGTGCAACTGAATGACGATGTTTTGGCTCAACTTGGACTTTCATCGGGGGCATCAAGCATAGGGGCAGTGGATGATAATGGCAACCCATCCACTGTACAAGCTCAGCTAATTGCAAGAGTAAATAAAGCTGCCCTTCAGTCTTCATCTGGAGCTGCAGGTGTTGGTGCGGTCGATGCTTCTGGATCATCAACGAATGTTCAGGCCTTGCTCAATGGCAAGGCGTCATCATCTTCACTTTCGTCACCATATGGCTATAACTTTATTGGTAGCGGTTCATATGCTGATATTCGCTCATATTCTGGAACGCCAGCGACTTCGATAACATGCTACGGTAGAGCCACCATATTCGATCATGCATATGGTCATTTCTATTATGATGCCGCAGATACAACTTCTCCCGATGATGACGGGACTGTTTTAGTTGATGCATTAGGTAGACGATGGAAAAGAATTATTAATGGTGAGGTCTATCCTGAATGGTGGGGCGCGGTGGCAGACAATTCCACCGATTGCTCGCCTGCATTTCAGAAGGCATTTGACTATTGCTCAGGGAAAAACCTTCCTACAACAGGGACGGGGCTAAAGCTAAGGATTAGAGGTGGAAGGTATATCCTCGCATCAACTGTTCATTACACTTGGAGATATGACCAAGGAATTGTTGATGATGGAGATATGAGAAGATTGTCCATTGAGGGTGATGGAACTTGTAATACCTACCTAATATACACAGGTGATCAAACATCTCCTGCCATCCATATTCATGGAGGGAATGGCAACGGAATCTATCTTAGAATGAATGTCCAGGGATTTAGGCTGTTCCGATCACTAAGCCTAACCAGATACCTCGGGACTGGAATTCTACTTGAGAGAGGTGCGGTATTTACATTTTCCCATGTTGATGTTGGTTACTTCAACACTGGATTGAATATGCAGGATGCCCTATATGCCACATTTGACACATGCGATCTTTCAGGTAACAACCAAGGCGTTTACATGTCTATTGTAAGCGCTTCATCCCCTAATTCTGTACTGTTTTCTAGATGCATGTTTGGGGGGTGTCAAGTAAGGGGGGCTTATATCAAAAATGGAGCTAATGTTAAATTCGATTCATGTACGTTTGAGGCTACAGGAACTGACGGAACCAATGAGGCAATACTTTATGAGGGGGGGCCACACGAAGGTGGTTTAGGGATGACAGTATCAAACTGTTACTTTGAAAATAACTTCACTCTCTATGATATAAATATAGCTAATAATTCAACGTATCCAGGTACGTTTCTTCTATCAGGAAATAGCCACAACAGAACAAGCTCTACAAGGTATACTACTTCCGCATCTATCAATCTTTATTCTGCATCTCAGACAACTAAAGTAACGATTCAGTCCTGCGGATTTAAGGGGTTTAACTCATATGTGGCATCATCCTCAAGGCCGGCATATATAGTCCAAACGCAATATGTTTCCGTTCATGAAATAAATAACTTTTACATGTACCCTGTGGAGTACCCAAATCTCAATGGTTTCGCAACAACAGGATTTGGTCTTGGCGCTACAGGTGCTTGTGCAAATATATCTAGCGCTGGGGTTATAAATCGTAACTTCAACATTCAATCTGTTACAATAACGTCAACAGGTGTTTACTCAGTGACATTCAAAAAACCATTAACTGTAACGCCAGTTGGTACTGTATCTATAAGTAATGGAATTGGGTTTGCTACTGTTTCAACAATTTCCACAACTGGTATGACGGTTAATACATACGACGTATCAGGGACGGCGGCCGCAAAATCATTTGATCTTTCAGTGTCCGGATCCATAGCATAAGAAGTAGCGCCCAGCAGAACTACTGGGCGCTAAAATTAGACTGCATCTTTATTCAAATTTAATTGTGTTTTACGTTTCAATATTGGAGACTCAATATATGCCCAAGACAGACTTGAAGAAATTACCACAATTAGGTAAGTGAATATTAAACTAGGAACAAATCCAGATATTCCAAATGGCTTATAGTGAATAACCAATATTTGTAGAGGCCAGCCCCAAATGTAAACCCCATAAGAAATATCAAACCTCCCATCAATAAATCTTTCTTTAAAAGAAAGAGATATCATTATCACAAGTATTGATATCATTATACTACCTATTGCAAGCATATCGTTACCACCCCTAAGTGTGGTAATTAATATCAACGAAATTGCAATTAAATTAACTCGGACTTTTAAAGTATTCCATGCAGTAATTGTCATGAAGAGTAAAGATCCAGTAAAAAAACATAGCCCAAATTCAGCCAATTTACTAAATGTTGCATAGTATGCGCCAACTGAATTTAATTGCTCTCTAAAAAGAGTGGTAACAAAAAAGCATAAGATCAGTAGAAATGCAGGAGTCTTCCAACTATTATGCATGCTCAATGAAGCCCCGAGTATCACATACATAACAAGCTCATAGGGCAATGTCCATAATGGGCCATTAGATTCTGTATGTGATGATATCTCACTCCAGAGACCTGGTACATTTCTGCCATAAAGAGTCGATATTCGCAAGAAGTTAATGAAAGTGTCCCATGAGGTTACATAATTAAATATGTTGTCCTTATAGAAGGATGCAAAAAAATAAACCATAATAAACGCACAAAAAGTCACAGCAGGGAATATCCGTTTAACTCTTTTACCCATGTAAATAAGGAAGTTACTAGACCTCGTAAAGCTCATGGCGATAAGGAAACCAGATATTGAAAAGAAAACCTGCACAGCAATGTTCCCAATACTAAATCCTTTATCTAACTTTGGGGGCTCCATGCCAAACATAAGCGAGTGATGGAAATATATCACTGCTATTGCCGCCAAAAGGCGTACCACGTCAAAACAATTATTTCTGCTCA